ATTGTCAAGCATTGTTGAGTGATGCACATGATCACCATCTCTCTGCTCATCAAGTCTTGCTTTTGACCAGTGTCTCTCATCAACTGGGTTGAATGTGCAAATCACTTGTTTATAGAATGGTGTTTCACCACGCAATCTCAAGATGAGCTGATCAAAGCTGTTCTTGTCAACTTCTGGACATAGTTCTTCAATCCAGATGCCAGTGATCTTGGCAAGTGACTTGAGTTTCTCTGGGTCATCAAGACCATACGTGATGATCTCAGAGCCAGTTGGCTTGTAGAGCAATTTCATCTCAGTCTTGTTGATGTCAAAGAATTGATTGAGATTCATCTCAGTGATTCTCATTGTCAGCTCTTTGAACACAGATTCTCTGATTGTCTTGGCAACTTTTCTCACAGCCACAAATCTGTGATTTGGCTCAGTGATGCATCTCAAGATGAGCTTGAATGATGCAAAGACTGACTTGCCAGATCCAGCTCCACCCAGGATGAAAAGATATTTGCTTTGGTTGTTGGTGAGATTGACAAATTTCTCTGGCAGCTTGAAATTTACATCAGCCATCTATGTCATCAGCAATTTGGTTTGCAGCAACTGAAATGATGTTGACAGCAGTTGGTGGAGTGATAGTGTGATCAATCTCTTGCTTTTCAACATAGCCTCTTGACTTGCCTTGAGTCTTGAGCATAAAGATGAGACAAGCATCTGACTTTCCAGATATTGCTCTCTGATGTGCCACTGCTTCAAGCTCATCAAGTTTCAGCTCTCTTGCTGTTTGAAAAGTTGATTGCAAGTTGTCCTCATTAGCCCATTTGTAAACTGTTGTGTAAGCTATGCCAAGAGCTTTTGCAATGTTGTTGACATTGCCTCTCTGCTCAATGATGACTTGCTTGAATCTCTCAACAGATGGCTTGATTGAGTTGATCTTGTTTCTTGCTCTTGTTCTTTTTTTAGCTGTTGCCATCAAAGTGTGTTTTGATTAGTTTCTCAACTGTTCTGCAATATGTCTTTCTCTCTTTTCTCAAGAACACACCAGCTTTGCCATTCCACAAAGTTTGATGCTTGAGTGGTCTGCCATGCCTGTTGTAAACATTGCCAAGCTCATCAATGTGATAGTCATCAAAATCTTTGATTGGTCTTGTTGTCATGTTTGCAAATATATAAAAAATCAATATACATCTGTAAACTCAAGACTTGCATATCTGTGTGAAATCAAGTCAATGAGCTTGTTGAAATCTTCTTGTGATGAGCCAGTGATCAGCTCATGATCAACAAAACACCATGTTCTCTTGATGTTCCATCTCCTGTTGTGCCAAAAGTATTGAGCAATCACCAGTCTGTCATTTGAGAATTGCTTTCCACCAATCATTTGCTTTGTTCTGAGCAGCTTGAGAAATTCATTGTTGATGATGATGTTTCTTGAGAAATTCAAGCAAAGTTTTTCAATCACTTGAATATTTCTTGAGTTTTTGCGCTGCTGCTTGATTTTTTCAAGTCTCTTCATTTTTAATTCTATTTTGAAAGTATTTTTATCTTAGTCGAAACAAAATTCTGTTTAAGCTCATTCGTGCGTTTTAAGAGCATCAAATCACTCTCAGCATACAAACACATAAAAAAGATATTTGAATGCAGTGAGCAGTCTGTAAAGTGTGCAAAACAAGAAATCATGTGTTAATATGTTTCCAGCTTCTACCAATTAACACATCTTTTATAGCTCCTCTGCTAACTTTGCTTATTATTTCAGCAATTTCTTTTTGTGTCAGCCCTTTATTTCTCAATTCAAAAATCAATTTAACATCCGACTCTGTAAGTTTTGCATTGTGATGCTTTTCACCTTTTGTGTCAATTAATCCAAATTTTACAGCGTGAGTTGAGTTTTCTTGATTTGTTGCCCACTCAAGGTTGTTGACCCTGTTGTCTGCTTTGTTGCCATTGATGTGATTTACTGTTGGTTTATTTTCTGGGTTTGGAATAAATGCAGCAGCAACAAGTCTGTGTGTTAAAGGTCTTGTAGCTTTATTACTTTTTCTTAATCTTACTTGATGATAACCATCATCTCTAATCATTGAGTTTAAAAATTTTTCTTGAACAATATATTGACTGTTATTTGATCTAAGAATCGTTCTTTTTAAACTTTTGACTCTGCCTTGATTTGAAACTTGATAGTAATTTTCAAAGCCAACAACATCTTTCCAGATTTCCATAAAACAAAACTGCCCAATCAGTAAGGTGATGGACTTACATCATGGGCAGATTTATAAAAGTTTCTTGATACAGCCATCACTCTGTGTTGTAAAGATACAAAATCAAGTTGATATTATTTCAATAATTATCTCTTGAAATTGCTCAAGTGATCTGATTTCATAGCATTTTCCGCCTTGCACTTCAATTTTCGCAATCCAAGCCAATTGAGCATTTGAAAGCTTGTCTTTTCCAACCTTTACATCAAATGCATACAAAGTGCCGTGATAGTAAAAAAGGAGATCAAGCACTCCTTTAATCATTCCTGTTGCTTTTCGTCTTGCACCATCTCTGGCTGACTTTGGATTGTTGTGATTCGACCAAAGCATTCCTCTCAAGTCAGAGTGATTGTTGTGAAACCATATGAAACATTGAGATTGCAGTTGATCGTGTTTGGTCATTTTTTACTTTTTGACTTTTTGACAAATTTTGACTTTAGGGAGTCAAGGTGTAAGTTATTGATTATTAAGTATATATATATATATTTTGACTTTTTCTTTCTTTTTTACTATTTCATTTATTTAGTGTACATTTTTCTATACACTATCATCATTTTTTTTCTTACTTACAAGGAAACTGGTCAAAAAGTCAAAATTTAGCATTAAGTAACTGACTGTCAATGTGTTGCACCTTGACTTTGCTTTGACTTTCTTTGACTTTTTTGACCATTTTTTATTTTCTTGATTTCATCAACTTCACACAAGCATTGTCTTTCTTGAGATGATATTCAACTGCCTGTTTGCTATTGTATCCAACCAACTGAGCAATCTCATCATATTTGATTGATCCATTGTATTGCTTGAAAAGCTCAATTGCTTGCTGTTTTTTAGTTGTTGCACCTTTCATCTTGAGATACTTCAATGTCTGCATCTTTTCAAGATCAACACTCTGCTTTTTCCGAGTGTGAATGCCATGTTGCTCAAAAAAGTTCATGATCAGCTTTGCTCTCTGAACTGATGTCACATCAACATGAGCTGAGACTTGACCACCTTGATGATCATGCATCTCATGCATCAGATGGCAAAGAGCTGTGAGTCTGTGAATGTATGCTTGAGACTTGGCAAACATTCCATCAAAGCCAATCATGTCACCAGCATTCATGTTTGTTCTTGCTTGATTGCAAAACTCTCTGATCTCATCTTTTGCATCATCATTCAAGTACATGATTGAGTTTCTCTTGAGCTTTGTCATTGTCTCAAATCCTTTGATCATGTGATTGATGTATTGTCTTTCAATGTGGTTGCTCATCTCAAAGTCATTGAGCATTGGCATCTCATCATAGTTGGACACAAAGAGAAAACGATCAACAAAGCCAGATGACTTGTTCTCATCATCAATGATTGAGTGAATGATGTCTGGTTGAATGCCGCCAATCAATGGCACATACACATTGCTGATTCTTGCTTTCTTGGCTTGCTTTCGTCTGAGCTTTAATGCACCACCATTCCAAATCTCAAGCCATTGAGACATATCATTGTCACCTCCACTGTATTTGTTGAACTGAGTCATCATGCCTTTCAGCTCGTCTTTGATATAGCCAACACCATGCTCATTATTCTGCAAGTCATCTGCAAGAGCTTCAAATGTTGTATTCTCAACATAGATGATGTGATCAATTGGCTCTGCATCCTCAGCAGTTTTCTGACCTTTCTTTTGATTCTCTTGAGATTGCTTGTACTTTCTCATCTCATTGATGAATGTCTTGTGCATTCGCTCTTCAATTTCAATCAATGGCAAGATGGCTCTCTTGATCGCTGGTGACTTGAATCTGCCAGTGCCAGTGATTAAGCAAATCCAGATTGCTGGAAATTGCACACCACCAAAGATTGTTCTGATGCCAAATGTTGTGCCACAGATGACTGAATACACAAAGAGAATTGCTGAGGCAAGAAAGTCAACTGGCAATCCAGACTCTTTGTGAACAGCATTGATGTACTTAATCACTGGCTGAGGAAATATCTCAACAGGAAATCCATCAGATGATGGCATCTCAACTTGCTCAATCTCTGTTGTTGGTTTTCTGTCACCATAGCCTTGATCATAGAGATACTTGGCACACTCAGCAAAGTCACCATTGAAATCTCTGTGAGCAAGACAAGCTGATGGTGAGAGTCCAATCTCTGCTGGAAAGATTGAGTTGCCAGAAAACAAGAACATGATATTTCTGTCTGTGTAAATGTAGCCAGAGTGATGTGATGACTTTGATCCACCAATTCTCTTGATCTGATAACCTTTTGGAGTCTTTCCGACAACATCAAAGATGCCCTGTACTACTTCAAAAACATCAGTCTTGCTGTCATAGTCATCCCAAGGTGTGACAGTTGATTGTGAGTGTTCTTTGATGGCTTTTTTTGAGACTTTCTCATGTGCCAATTTTTCATTGAATGACTCACAACAATGCATGATGATATCTCTCTCATGAGTTGTGATCTCTGGAATGTTGAAAGCAGAGCCAAAGATGTTCAGATTCTTGTATATGCCAAAGTAGCCACCAGATCCACGAGTCTCAATCAGACATTCAAACTTGTCTGACTCTGTCTCAACAAAAGCAATCTTTTTGTTGCTCTCTGTGAATTTGCATTTGTAAACAATATGAAATCCTTTGGATGGTGTACGTTGAACAAAGAATTTCTTGTGAAAGTCATCAATTTGATCAGCAAAGAATGTGATCATTTTCTTGAACTCAGAGTCTCTTTTGCTCTCTGGTAATATCTTGAGATCAACATCAATGCACTCAATGTTGTTGGTGCAGACAATGCCAGTGATCTTTGCATCAGCTTTCTTGTAGTATCTTGAGAATTGTGAGAAAGTGATTTGTTTTGATTGCCATGCTGACCACAATGGCTTTTTGTATTGATCAGCAACAACAACAGAGATGTTGTTTTCAATCAATGTTTTGCACTCTGAAATTGTATATTTGCTCATGTATGTTTTGTTTTGCTTTTGCTAATTTATAAGAACCCAGAGAAATCTGGGTTTTTTAGTTTAGAAAAGTTTGGTTTGTTCAAAGTCATAGTTTGTTGGCAAGTTGCTCCAGATTGCCTCTGTTGTTGTGTGAATTGATCCTCTCATCTTTGACATTGGTCTGAAATCAAGCCAGTCAGCTTTTGTGTTTTCACAGACAATCACTTGACCATTTCTGGATTGACACCATTGAGCCAACTCTTTAAAATTGAGTTTTTTGTTGCTCTCTTTGTAATGCTCACCACCAAATTGATATGGTGGATCAATGAACCAAGTTGCTTGTTGATTCTCTAAATCTTGATATGAGCCATGAATGATTGTCCAGTGTTTTATTTTAAACAGATTTTTTGCAATTCTTTTGAGTTGATTTTTCTGAGCATCAACTGAGCAACCATCAAATGATCCAGCTTTGTTTGCTGGTGATGAGTCTCCACCTTTGATGACAAAACCAAGCAATCTTTTTTGATTTTCAGTCAAGCCAAACTCATGAACTGTTTCATTTTGTTTCAATGTTGGCAAGTTCAAAATATCATTTTCAGAGCATTGTTGCAGCCATTGCCACAACTCAACAATGATG